CCCAAAATAGAACGAAATAATTGCACTTGCTAATCCTCCTAAATAACCAAGCACTAAGTTAATAAGTGCTTCCGAGTTTTGTTCAGGTGGTTGTAGAGTTACTAAAAATATGTAACCTAAAAAACCTGCTATGGTGCATAAACCGATAATTCTTGCAGTCCAATCTTTAGAAAACATGCTACGAGCATGTTGTTTATCTTCGGTTTCTAGTTTGAATACATCAACCTCTAGTTCTTTCATCTGTACATCAAACTCTTGCTCTGCTTTTTTAAGTTCTAACATTTGTTCAGGTGTAGCATTTTGTAATGCTTGTTGTATAGATTTTTGATCATTCGGCACACCTAATACCTCTGCTATTTTACCCATAGCCATACCTCCTAGTGGGCCCGCCATAGCTGAGCCTAGGGTCGGAGCTACTGCACCTACAAGATTTTTTAGTATTGCTTTCATATCATCACCGTTATTAATGCTATTGCTAATGCACCAATAAACCCAAACACTCCGAATGTTGCTGTTTTTATAGTGCTGTTAATATTTGAAACCTCTGATTTGATGTCATTCAATTCATTAAACACAGTTTTCCACCTTTCTGCATTTGCAGTTTTGTGTGCAACTAAGTCTTTTGCTAAATCGTTGACAGTAATTCTTTTAGACATAAGCAATAGTATACAAGTTAATTTTCTTCTTTTTGCCCTTTACTTTTATGGGTGTAAGTAATTCTAACTCAAAATCAACACCTTTTTTAGTATTTTCACCAATCAATATGTCTTGACCTACCTCTTTAGTAGCAGATTCAAGTCTAGCAGCAAGGTTTACTGCATCACCTATGGCAGTATAATCAAACCTATCATCAGACCCACAGTTGCCTAATAGCACTTGACCACTGTTGATGCCCACCCCTATTTCAACACCTAAGTCAGCATTTTTTATGTTTTCTTGTATTTCTTGTGCACATAACACAGCAACTGCTTCATGATTAGCTAAATCTAAGGGTGCATTAAATATTGCCATCATGGCGTCACCAATATATTTATCAACCATACCCCCATATTTTTTTACCGCAGTTGCTTGTATGGTTAATGCTGCATTCATAATTTTAGTCACCTCTTCAGGTTCTAAACGCTCAGACATAGCTGTGAAACCGCGCACATCAGTAAAGAGCAAGGTGCAATATTTACGCTCACCACCAAGTTTTAATTTATCAGGACTTTTTTGCAAAATCGCAACTTGCCGCGGATCTAAGTAATGTTCAAACTGTTTTTTGATTTGTTGGCGTAATTTATGTTGTTTTTGGTAATTAAGATAGGCAGCTGCACTACCTGAGACAAATTCTGAGACTAAAGTCCAAGAAATATCTATCAAAAACCCTCTAGAAATGCTATATGCTCCAAAAATGCCTGTGGTTGCAAGCAAAATTGTTGCAAGACCAAAACCCTTAACAACACTTAAATAATTGATTACAACCCAAATTAAGGGCACAAAAATTGCAAAAAGTAAAATTTCTATTGCTAAGGCAAAATCAGGTATGCGTGGACTGTTTGGCACTAATATTGACTCTGCTAAAGCAGCTTGGATTTTGTGTGGTTCTAACAAACCGACAGGAGTTGCTAATTGAGGCATGATACCTGCTGCCTCCACCCCCACAAATACAAACTTGTTAGTAACATCCATAGCTGACAAAGTGGTTTGGGGTGTATCAATCCAAGATACCCACTTTCTCCCCAGGTTATCCACAGGCACAGGTGGCAAACCTTGCACAGTTATTTCCTCAAACCCTGCTGGATTAGTTTTGATAATGTAGGTGCTATTGCCTGCTAGTTGTTTTAACACCTCAGTACCAAAAGCAGGGGTAAAACCATCAGGAGTCCGTAACAGCATAGGGATGCGGCGTACTAGTTGATCGACTTCAACTGGAGCAGTGGCCAAACCTTGTGCTGCAGACATAGAAAGTATCTCAATGTTGGGCACCACTCCTGTAGACATCATACCACCAATATCTTCACCTAACAAAACAGTGCCAGTAGTAGGGGGATATACACCATTTGGTTTTTCAAACAAAGCAATAACTGAACCTCCATACTCTAAGGCATTAGCAAAAACCTCATCCCCACCCAATCTATCAGGTTGTGGGAAGGCAATAACCCATCCTACCCCCATAGCGCCTGCCTGTAATAATTCTACATGTATTTGTGCTAATACATCTCTTGGAAAGGGCCACCCCCCTAATCTGTCCACATCTTCTTCTGTTATGTTAAGAATGGTAAAAAAACCTGAGGGGTCAGGGGTTTGTACAAAAGTGTCATAAACTTTTAATTTAAGGGTTTCTGTTGGTGGACTTTGAAAAACTAGGGGTAGACTAAGAATTATAAATAAGGGTAAAAATATTTTAAGTTGCATCAATTACTTTGTGTTATTTTTATAACACTATTGCCTCCACCATTAACTGTTACCACTCTAGAAACCCCATCTTGGATAAAAATAACAGTATAACTATTGCCTACATCTAAGTCTATGCGAGCATTAGCAGATACATTTCGCATTAGAGTAAGAGTTTGTCCAGTAACAAAAGATGTAATCTGTGTGTCAAGATCTTGGCCTAATTTGGTACCAACAATATTGATTGCATTCAAATCTTGTCCCAAAGCATCTTCTTCTTCAGCCACTGCTAGAGCATCAATAACATCTAATAAATCCTCGAGAAAATTGACATCTAACATGTTAATTTCTAGCTCCGAGAATTGCAGATCATCTTCAGCTAAGTAATCTATATCAAGATCATTAAATTCTAAGAAATCAACATCTAACAGGTTGCTTCTGCTAACCTTAACCACTTGTTGATCTGTAGCTAACTGTTCCTCTGGAGGAGTGACAATAAGCATGTTGTCAATAATATCTAAGGTTAAATCCAATATTACAGGTTTGCTTGGTGCAGATTCAAACACATCTACTGTAGTTGCCTCAAAAGGTTTGTTGAGTATAACACTACCAGTTGCTGTCACTACCTCGATCTCACCACTTGACAGCCCGAGTGCATCAGGTAGCAAAATGATAAGAGAAGAACCTAACTCATTTACAGTCACACTAAAATCGGTACCTCTTATAGCAATATTTGCTGTAGGTGTTTTAAGTGAAATATTTTGTTTATCAATGCGGTTTAGGTTGCCAGTAATAAACCTTGTAGTCCCCAAAGCAAAGGTAAGTGCCATTTTAGATTTACTTGGATCAGGATCAAACACATATTCATTAATGATTAACTCTGAATGTTCAGTCAGTTTGACAACCGAATCATCAAGAAAGGTGATTGCCATTCTGCCATTATTGGTTATAGCAGCATCATTACTTTGAATAGCAAACTCTAGGGTTGCTGGATAAGTTTGATCCCTTTGAATTTGTGCCGAACCGTTGAGTTCGGATATGCCTCCAATATCAGCAGCTGGTTGAGGTACCGCCGTCGTTTTGAATGATACAAATGGTACCACCATTGCCATCAGAAAGAATCTTAAGATAATCATTATCTAATGTTGAAAGTTGCTGGATGTTAAAAGTTCTACTGCCACCATCTTGTTCTAAGTAAAAATACCCACCAGCATAACCTTGACCGGTAAAGTTAACTGTGTTGGAATCACCATCAATATCGGTGTAATTAGTTGCTCCATCATAA